CCATTGTCTATTAAACTTAGTAACTCCATAAAAAACGGGAATTTCCATCGAAGCTCCAGCTCGACACATTCTCAAGTTCATTGGAAGGTATAATTGATTATTTAAAACTGAACCTTCCATAGGTTGCGAAAGAACTGAACGAGGATCATGGTTGTCAACCTTCTCCTTTTTCTTAAGTTCTTTCTTAATGAAATTTCTCCAATACATTGGAGGAGTATAACCATGTAAAATATCATTAACATAATTCGAATAGAAAATTTTAAAGAGAGCAGAATCCTGCAAATCTCTTTTTGTTCTAAACACCAACTGCCATGGATATCCAGGACTAGTGGACGAAGGGACACTACGAATAGCGTCCTCTATCTGCAAAGTTGGTGAATTTTTTAAGCAACTAAAACACTGATCTACCATCCTATGGGCGACCTTTAACCCTCCAGGATCCATCGGAATTTTACTACCTGCATATCTAGAAACTGCATTATACTCGGCTAGCGGATAAATCTTAGTATTTGTATAAGGGTTGTCCTTCAAAAACAAACCATCTAATTCATTAGGAAATAAATCCAACATAATATTATAAAGCTTAGGACTAACCATAGAGTAACCTTTTGGAGGTTCAAAATAACTAGATTTATTAGGAATAGGAAAGAATACATTACCAACATATTTAAAGGACTGCTCACCGTCCCACTCTAACCTTCTTTCTAGGATCTGTCTGTACAGGGCTGAACCCTTTTCTGGCTTTTTAAAATCCACTCGTCGATCCAAATCAAGTGGATAATAGCCTTGCTCCACCCCCTTTAGGAGGGGGGAGCTAAGTTTGGGGTGACACAAAAGTTTTGTTTCTTAACCTTGTCACCACCAATATGCAAACCAATAACTTTACCTTTCTCATCCATATAAGGAGCCCCACACATACCATTGTCGGTAAATAAATTACAAGTGTTGGTAGCCAACAAATTACCAGTAAGGAAATCAACAGTGGGCATGATAACCGGCATACAAACATTGTTATTAGTAGAAATTCTTCTAGCAGTATTAAAACTATTTAACCTTGGGGCCATTTTAAGTACAGACGGAACAGGATACCTTAACAAACTACCCAATGACCCATGTTGAGCAATTTCTTTAGCGATTTCACAGGGCAAGGGCAAATAAACAACACTTTTAGCATGTGTATCCATTCCTTCAGCAGCATAATATTTATTTTTATTTTCATCAAGATGTTCAAAACAACGCAAATAAAAAACACGTTTAGCACCCAAATCGGAATTTCTATTATGTGTAATACAATACAAACCATCACTCATCAAAGTAGCATGATACAAGGGAATAGAACCCTGAGCATCACCAAACAAATAGTACAAACATTTATATGAGTGGTCAATCATTGCTTTAGGCCAACGTGGTGAATCTGTAGCAACTTCACCTTTAAGTTGCTCTTCAGGATTATGGTGCCTATAATTCAAGGGCACAAGATCGTCACTCTTAACCAAACCCGAACCATGACACACCTTGCATTTATCATTAAGTTTTCCGACTTCACAAGCAATACAATTGACGCCAGAATAATTTTTAGACCAACCGATCTCAAGAACAGGTGCAGTAATTTGACCATGAACACCAAAAAGGTCAGCTGCAGCAGTAAAGCTAAATAACTTCGCTTCACCTTCCAAAGTGTCAACAGCACCCATACTTTCAAGTGTATCTTTACTTTCCTGCAATAATTTACTTTCACCAGACATTGAATCCTTTTCCCAAGGATCAGTTTGAGAACCTTGCATCATAACACCTCTTTCCCAACGGCTCAAGGCGCTAGCTTTTAATTTATAAGTCCCTGAATTAATATCCCACTCATAATCAGATTCTTGCCAAAATTTATCACCTGGGGGAGGAGTAGTAGGAATTGCTGGTGGTTCCATTTCCTTTTTTTTATTTTTAAACCAATCGAGCATTCCCTCCATTTCCTTCATAATTTCAGTTTTTTCTTCTTTCTTTTTTGGAACAAATTCTTTAGCCTTTACTTGCAAAGGCTTATCTTTAACAACGGGAACATGCGAATACTTACAGTCATTTTTATACGGGCACGTTCCCCTCTTTTCAAAGTTCCAACACATGTTAGGGGATTTGCTTTTAGTTACAG